AGAGAAGCTTGTCCAAAATGCAGAGAAGCAGGTGGTGATACTAAAGGTGACAACCTAGTAGTATACCAAGATGGAGCAGCACACTGCTACGCCTGTTCACACCATGTATTTCCAGACAACAACCAAAGCACACCTAGCTACAAACCAAGGTTCAAGAAGAACGCAGAAGCAGTAAGCGAAGGTGTACACGCAGCCATAACCGACAGGAAGATATCCAAAGAAATAGCTACCAAGTACAAAGTCAAGGTAGAGTACGGAACTAACGGTCAGGTAATCAAACACCACTACCCATTCACAGATAAGTCATGTAGGATTGCAGCTTGGAAGACAAGAGATGTAGCTACTAAAGGCTTTCATATAACAGGCAGCTTTAAAGATGTAGGTTTGTTTGGTGAATGCTTATGGGATGCAGGAGGTAAGTACCTAACTATTACAGAAGGTGAGATAGATTGTATGTCACTAGCCGAGGTGTTCAATGGCAAGTGGGCGACAGTTAGTCTACGCAATGGTGCGCAAAGTGTAGTCAAGTCACTCAAAGATTCATTCGAGTTTGTTGATTCCTTTGAGAAGATAGTACTTGCTTTCGATGCAGATGAAGCAGGTAAAGAAGCTATTGATAAAGCACTAGAGATATTCAGTCCAGATAAGATAAAGATAATGTCTTATCCAGATGGTTACAAAGATGTCAGCGACATGCTACAAGCAGGATTAGTCAGAGACTTAGAGAACTGTTGGTGGCGAGCCAAGACTTATATGCCTAGTGACATAGTAGGTGCAACAGAAGTAAAAGATAGCTGGATAAGTAGACCAAGTGTACAGTCAGTACCTTATCCTTGGGTATGTCTTAATCAAAAGACCAAAGGCTTTAGACTAGGTGAGCTAGTTACAATCACATCAGGTACAGGTATGGGTAAGTCATCTGTTATCAGAGAGTTAGAACATCACCTGCTTACTACTACACAAGACAAGGTAGGCATCATACATCTAGAAGAAACTACCGAGCGTACTATCGATGGCTTAGTAGGTATTGAATTGTCTACACCTTATCACCTAGATGAAGTCAGGCAGAACTTTCCAGAGCATGAAGCTAACGCAGCATTCGACAAGCTATTCAAACGAGATGATGGTGAAGAAGCATTGTCATTGTATGAAGGCAAGGAGCTATCAGTAGAAAAGATAGTCAGTCGTATCAGGCTTATGGCTAAAGCACAGAACATCAAGTGGATAATCCTGGACCATCTAAACCTAGTCATGTCAGGTGACACCAAGATAGATGAGCGTAGAAGTATAGACCAGCTAATGACACAGCTCCGTGAGGTAGTTGTAGAAACCAACATAGGTTTGTTTGTTATCTCTCATCTAAGTAGACAGCAAGGTGTTACCCATGAAGAAGGCGGTGAGATATCACTTACACACTTGCGTGGCAGTCAAGGTATCGCACAGTTATCCAATATAGTTATAGCACTAGAGCGTAACCAACAACACGAGGATGACTGGATGCGTAATGTAACTAAGCTGCGCATACTTAAGAATAGATACACAGGTGAAACAGGAGAAACTGGACACCTACATTATGACAACGAAACAGGTAGGATAACTGAAGTAGTTGTAGACTTAGAGGAGTTACTATCATGAGAAGAAGAAATGTAAGAGGAAAGAAAGCATTAACAGGTCAAGGTAGAATATCAATTATAAAAGATGAATACATATCTACTAGACTAATGCGTAGAAAAGCAGAGAGAGCTGCCAAGAAAAAGAAATGAAAGTAGCATTTGATATAGAAACCGATGGACTTAATCCTAGTAGAATACATTGTATTGCTGCTCATGTAATTGGGCAGGATGTGTCTGAGTTCTGGACACCTGATAGAGTTAAGTATTTCCCTGCTTGGTTAGTCGAGATAAATGCTGAGGTATTAGTAGGACACAACATCATAGGCTTTGACCTGCCTGTTCTAGGTAAACTCCTAGGCTTTGAATGGTGGGGTGAAGTAGAAGATACCTTAGTGATGAGTCGTCTGGACAATCCAAGTAGGGAAGGAGGGCATTCTCTGGCTTCTTGGGGTACAAGATTGAACTTCCCTAAAGGTAATTATGATGACTGGTCTATGTATACAGAAGAGATGGGTGAGTATTGTAAGCAGGATGTTAAAGTGCTTGTTAAATTGTATAAGCTAATGACAGGTAAAGGCATGTCTAAAGTAGCACTAGAGATAGAACATAAGATAGCACAGATAACTCACAAGCAAACACAGAACGGTTGGAAGTTTGACTTACGCAAAGCTACTCATCTACTAGCTGCTATCAAAGAAGAAATGTTCATAGCAGAAGATGAAGTACGCAAGGTATTTAAACCACTACCTGTATGGACTCCACTTAAATACCTAAATCAAACACACAAGAAAGATGGAGGTAAGACTAGCAACTACATAAAACAGCTAGCTAAAGGAGCAGAATGGCATGAGATAGATGGAGAACTACAATGGGGATACTATGCCTTTCCTGAATTCAACTTAGGCAGCAGACAACAGATAGCTAGATACCTACAGCACTTTGGTTGGACACCTAAAGAGTTTACAGAACTAGGCACAGCTATCGTATCAGAAACTATACTCGATGCTATAGAAATACCTGAAGGTAAACTCATAGCTAAGTACCTAATGTTACAGAAGCGACTAGGATTAGTCAGCGCATGGATAGATGCAGTAGATGAAACAGGTAGGATACATGGCAAGGTAAATACCTGCGGTGCTGTAACAGGTAGGATGACACACTCAAGTCCTAACCTAGCACAAGTACCTGCTAGTCACTCACCTTATGGTGAAGACTGTAGGGAATTGTTTACAGTAGAAGATGGTTACTGCCTAGTAGGTATGGATGCGTCAGGCTTGGAACTCAGGATGCTTGCGCACTACATGAATGATGAAGACTACACCAATGAGGTGATTAATGGAGACATACACACAGCAAATCAAAGAGCTGCAAATCTTGAATCAAGAGATAAAGCAAAGACATTCATCTATGCGTTCCTATACGGAGCAGGTGATAGCAAAATCGGGAGCGTTGTCGGAGGAACAGCTAAGGATGGTAAACGACTTAAGCAGGATTTCCTCAAAAACACACCAGCTCTTAAGAAACTACGAACTAGAGTTACTACGTCTGCTGATACTGGGTCGCTTATCGGACTAGATGGTAGGGTATTACATGTGCGTAGTCCACATGCTGCTCTAAATACTTTACTACAATCAGCAGGTGCTATTGTTATGAAGCGTGCTGTTGTATTACTTGACCATTTTAGTCAGGTATACAAGATAGACTACAAGCTAGTAGGGCAGATACATGACGAGGTGCAGGTAGAAGTAGCAGAAAAACAAGCAGACTTCTTCGGTGACTTAGCAGTTAATTGTCTACGCAGAGCAGGTAAAGACTTTAAACTAAACTGTCCTTTGGATGGTGACTATAAGATTGGAACAACATGGAGGGAAACACACTAATGACAACTGATATCAATCCATCTTACTATCAGAAAGGTAAGATAGAAGTAACAGATTTTATAATAGACCAGAACATGACTTTCATAGAAGGTAATGTAGTAAAATATGTCTGTCGATACAAAGACAAAGCTGGGATACAAGACCTAAGAAAAGCACGGTGGTATCTAGACAAGCTAATCGAGTTGTCAATGGAGGGCAACCCATATGAGGAGAACACATGAAGAGTATTAACACATTAGTAGATGATGTATATGAAGTCCTGTCTTCTAGTAAAGCAGATAGTGGTGTAGATGTAGATAAAGTAATAGATGACTTTGGTGAATCAATGAAGTCATTGCTTAGAGATAATGTCCTTAAACCTAGAGAAGATAAGCGTACCTTACGCATGTCTAACATAGGCAGGAAGGAGAGATTCTTATGGTATGTACACAAAGGTATGGCTCAAGAACAAATGAAGCCTAGTACCCTTATGAAGTTCCTGTATGGACATGCTACAGAAGAGTTAGTCTTAGCTCTTGTTAAATTAGCTGGACATGAAGTTACACACCAACAAGCAGAAGCAGAAGTTTCTGGAATAAAAGGTAGCATGGACTGTGTTATTGATGGTAAACTAATTGATGTTAAAACAGCAGCACCCTTCGGCTTTAAGAAATTCAAAGAAGGAGGTTTACGATGGGATGACCCGTTTGGTTATGTAGACCAACTGCGTGGTTATGCTGCTTCTCTCGGTGTACAAGAAGGTGGTTGGTTAGTAATAGATAAAACCAACGGTCACTTGTGTACTCACTTTGAAAACTTTGAGCATGATGAACCTATTGAAATACAGATAGAACATCTCAAAGAAGTAGTGGAGAGAGATGAAAGACCAGAGCAATGCTATGAGTTAGTACCTGATGGTAAGTCAGGCAACACAAAGCTTGCTATGGAATGCAGCTACTGCGTGTTTAAGCAGCATTGCTTTCCTAACATGAAGGTGTTTGCTTACTCAACTGGACCTAGGTTCTTAGTTGATATAGTTAATTATCCTAAGGTAGCTGAAGTTTATAATTACTTTGACAAGGAGTAGACATGAAAGAGATGATAGAGCAAGTACTGGCTAACAAATCACTTACAGTATTTTTAGGTATAGTAATCGTAGCTTTAGTGCTTGGTTGGGTAGGTTAGAAAGATAAGACTGGGGGTTTCGTCTACATGAGAACCCCTTTTTTTAGGAGCATGAGAGGGGGTTACAGCGTACTTTAGCATGTAACCAATAGCGAGGGTAAGGTATGGTATATAAAGCCATCATAAAGCTGCCAACCTATAGTAAAGGCAGGGGAGAAAAGAAGCGTACTAATCTCTTTAGTATGAACATCTATAGAAACATGCACTACCTTAGTCTGAATAAGGTAAAGCAAGATTATCACAAAGAAGTAGAAGAATGGGTAAAGGCTTTACCTAAGTTTAAAAGCCTTACACCTAAGTATGTTCTATTCTTTAAAGGAAAGAGAAAGAAAGACATAGATAACTATACATTTCCTATACACAAATTCCTAATGGATGCGCTGGTAGAGCAAGAAGTGTTAGCCGATGATAGTTATGACTATGTCAGGGGATTCACCACAAGTTTTGGTGATGATGATATGGAAGATAACTATGTGGTTATCGAATTAAATGGAGATGAGTTATGACACAAAGCGGTAGGCAAGAGATTATAAGAAGATTAGCAGAAGATTACGCAGAGAGAGCAGCAGTACTAAGTATGAAGTTTGAAGAAGCCTACACTAGATATGTCAAGAGATGTGAACTGAGAACAGATGAGAATCTACTACAGCAGTTTACCTGTGCTAACTTAGGGAGATTACCTATCACTACTACAGCAGGTAGGTCAGATGAATACATAATAACTACAGGTCCAGATGACTGTGAGGATGGTGTATGCAAACTATAGT